TAAAAAAGGGGGCCGAAGCCCCCTTTTGTGGGAAAACCCTATCGTTTTACGACGATCCGGGGCTTCCGAAGATGCCCAATGGGTCAGACCAGCCAAAACTGTAACGCTCACGGGACTTGTAACGCACGTTGCCAGTGTCAAAATCACCGTCCATTGAGTTAGACAGAGCAGTACGTTCAAAGTGCTTCAGGCCGTTAGGCACATCGGTGGTCAAGTACCAGCCGTTAGTGTCGGTCAAGAAGTGGTTGACGGTGTAACCCTCGGGGATAGAACCGTTGTTCTTCAGTGCATTGATGTCGTTGTCGGTAGTACCAACACGCAGGCTGGTTTCCAACAGACGAGTAGCAACGAACATCAGAGCAGGAGGAATAATCAGCTTGCGTGGCTTAGAAGCGATCAGCAGACCACGCTCATCCGTCCACGCTGCGATCTGAATAACTGCGTTTTCCAACGAAGTCTCATTCAGGTCAGCCGCCGTAGAAGGGCGATTGCTATTAGTACCACCATTCACCAGCGGGTGAGCCGTGCTGAACAAAGCAACACCGTCACCACCAACATAGGCCGAGGAGAAGCCGTTGTTTACGACAGCAGCGCCCTTGACTTGCTTGGTGTAAGCCATTCCACGGGCCAGAGCCTTGGTGTAACGAGCCGACAGCGAGTCATACAGATTGTCTTCAACAGCTTCTTCAGTGATGGAGAAACCTAGAGCGATGGTCTCATGGTTGTACCGAGCCGTGAACGCTTCCTGTGCATTGTCATAAGCAATGGCAGAACCTTCGTTCTTAACTGGTGCAGCCGAGAAACCGGACAGCTTGGTTTCTTCTTCAAAGCTACGTTCCGATTTCTCGATTTCGTAGATTTCCTTATGCTCTTCGCCGTAGCGTGCATACTCCAGACCAAACAAGGCGTTCAGGCCGGGAAGAAGTTCTTTAAGTAGTTGTGCGCGTGAGATAGCCATGGTAAGTTACTCCTTAGATACCGGTTGTGTTATTCATGGAATGGAAATTTCCGTTCCACGTGACCAGCGCTTCAGGGAACCCTATAAAGGAAACCGTCTGCGAAGCAACAGTAACAGCACTACTGAGCGTTACGGTAGTGCTGTTCGCACTTGTAACAGTAATGTAGTTACCTTGTGCACAACCCGTGCCTACAGCAATAAACTGCATTCCGGGTTGAATCGTAGTGTCTGCCGCAGCTAGCGTCAACGTAGCGCTTGAACCTGAAGTAGACGCTGTTGCAGTAATAGTAACAGCAGATTCAAGAACAACACCCACACAACGGAAAGGTGCAGCAGCAGTCTCGATAAGGTTACCGGAAGTTCCAGCACCGCCCAAGATTTTGCCAGTCAAGCAAAGAGCAGAGTTACCCGTAGTAGTTGATCCGGTATTACCAGTCAAATAGTACAAGTTAGCACCAACAAACGCCGTATTAACATATCCAATAACCGTAGATGTGTTGCTATAAGTTGTAATAGGTTGTACACCCATAACCGCTTTGAACACAGTACGAGGATCATCGCAAATATATGCAATCGCGTTATTTGATACAGTGCTTGCAGGCCAGTATTGACTCTGGATGGTTTGACCCGTTGAGTTTGTGTACTGACATCCAAGGAAAATACCAATCGTCCCGGCAATAGCGGTAGTGGGGCTAGTAGCGGGAGTGTACGCTGAAGTGATAAGCGTACCGTTGGTTGTAATTGAAACTACGTCGCCGCAGAACAAACTAGTTGAATAGCCAGTTGCAATGGGGTACATGCGCGTTGAACCCGCGTATGGTAGACCGCCATATTCATTGACTGGTTTTAGGCCGTAATAGCCTGAGACAGTTGGATAAGCCATTTAAGGACTCCTATTATTTAGAACCTGAACCAAATCCCTGTCCACGGCTGGTTGTAGACTTGCGGTCTGCAAACAGCGGCATACGAGGGTCGTTATTTCGCATGAAGCTATTGTCCACGGACTCCATCTGATTAGAAGACTGCTTGTCGTAGTACGCTTGACGGGACTGTGCGAGTTCGGTAGGCATCTTGCATAGCATGAGTCCACCAATCTCTACGTTCCCGGTAGCAGCACTACCTTCAATCATCAACTCAGGATAGTCTTTTGCCTTCACTGGCTCCCAGCCTTCACGCATCTGTCGAGATACGTTAGTGGGGTTAGCCTGACCTTGGACATGTGTTCCAACCCAACGGTAAGAAGAACCCGCCTCTGGGGTCGGATCGGGCAGCGCGTTAGGGGGTACATAGACCATCCTAGCGGATTTATCGCGTGATACTAGGTCACGAGGGATGCGAGTCTCAGCCATTAGAATTCTCCAGTTTAGCTACTTGAACAGCATATTGTTGTGGGGTCAGCCCAAACTTCTTTGCCAACGCAAGTTGCGTTGTCGTGAGTTGAACCTTCTTTGGCCCTGTCGAACGTGTCGCAGAGGCAACAACAGATGATGGCCTTTTGGTAGCTCCACCGAAAACTTCAGGGAACGTAGACTTCATGCGGGAGTCAATTCGTTCAAAGTATTCGTCTGAACGGGGATCAATGCCCGAGTTCACTAGTTTTTGATGCAGCCCTAGTGAAAAGCTGGTTAGTTCCTCGTTACCCGGAGCGCCGAACCACTGGTTTTTTGCCTGCCAGCGCAGTGTTTTGTCATCAGGTTCAACCGCTACAGGTTGGGATTTCCGTATTTGTACATCATCCGAAGGCGTTTGTAAAGGGGCCGGGCGAAAATTCTGCGCCGAGATCAACTTTAATTTAGCATCCGTCAATGCTTCCTGTGCAGCAATTATAGCATCAGTGTCGAAGGCTTCCTGTGCCGCCTTGTAGTTGCGCCTTGCCGTTTCCAACTCGTTACCAGCAGATTCCTGTACCTTTTCTGCGTACTGCTGGGCACCTGTGTTGGCGTATTGCTTCAGTTTCTTGTTCTCGTCAAGCAACTGCTGTGCAAGATTCTCTAGTTCCTGCTTTTCCCGAACTACGGACTCTTTTGCCCTGCGTTCATCGTGTCTTGCATGGGTAAGTTCCTTGATTCGACCCTTAACCTTGTCGGAATATGAGTCCAGTTCCGCATCAGAGGGGTCTTCAACCGCTTTATCCAGAGCTATTCGCCCACGATCACGCGCTGGCGTGTCATCTACGATCTCAATCTCAACTTCCTGCTCCTTTTCAAGCGCAGCCTTGGATTTCTCCTCAATTTCGTCGGGAAACTCGTAATTCTCAGCCATTTTTACTCCTTCAAGCGCGGGTTAGCCCACGAGGGTCTTGCACAACAGCGTCTATCTGGTCATCATTCAGAAGACGGAACTCTTTGCCGTAGATTTTGAAGCGTGTACCAGAATAGGTACGCACCAAAACGAAATCTCCAGCCTTACACCATGCTCCACCGGGGAACTTAGCCTGATCTTTGTACGCATCGGGGCCAACTTTCACCACAAACAGCACGGTAGTTGCGTGTTCTTCCTGTCGCATGTAGGCTCCGGCCTTAATGATGGACGAATCCTCAAAGGTGTCAGCTACATCAGGTACAACACATAGCAGTTTCCACCCCGTAGGGTCAGGTAACTGGGTCGCTTTCTCTTCTTCAGGCATATCCAGATCAGGTTCTTCCCTTGGCTGGATTGTTCGCGGCAAGGTAATGCCGGGGGGCAAGATAAGATTACTCATCGTCGTGTTCAGCTTTCTGTGCAAGGTCAATTAGATAACGCTCTGCGATGGCTAGACCCTGAATCGTCCCGCAAAGTTTTTGGTACTCATCGAAATTGCGGCAAGAACCCCCCGCCAAGTCATCGGCGTAGTTGTTCATGTCGGTTCGTATTTTTTCGCGCAATACGCGTGCGAAGTCTTGGATCATTTAGTTGGTGTTTCCTTTCGTGAGTTGGCTGCGATCTGGGCTGATTGCAAAGCGGATTGCGCTTTGTTCTTTGCGATGTCAGCGCCCATCTGGACGCCAGCACGTTCTTGTTCAAACTGTTGTTTGGCCTGACTATCTTTGATCTGCGCCCCCACGCGCATGGCGTCGATCTGAAGCTGACCGCTGACTTTCTGCTCTTCCAACTGCTGCTTGTCGGATGCAGCGGCGGCGTTAGCCATCATGGTCTTCTCTTTAATCTCAACCTCTTTGGCCCGAAGCTGCAACTCTTGCATCTGCATCTGAACCACAGGGTCTTGCGCCTGTTGCTGGGCCTGCTGCTGTGCAGCTTTGGCCTGATCCTGCATCAGTACCTGCTGCGCTGCTTGGGCCATCATCCCGGACAGGGCAATCTCAATCTGTGGCGGCAACGGCTCGTCCTCGGGCGGCAGGGGCATACCCAACTGCTGCTCTATCTTCTGGCGCATCATGTATCCCACATGCTCCGCAATGTGTGCGGTCAAGGCTGCGCCGATTGCTGGTGCACGGGGGTTCTGCCCAATGAACTGCTGGATCAACGGGTCTTGCATCAGCATCATGTGCACCTGTATATGCGACTGATGGTCTTGGTGCAGGAACGCTTTCATCGGCTTGCCCTTGAGCGCAGCCTGATTCTCGGTAACGGGGTCTTTCGGCTTCTGGTCTTCTTCCAGCGGCACGAGCTTGTCTGCATTCTTAATACCCAGCACCTCCAGCATGTTGCGGTGCAACTGAGGCAAGTCGTAGATATCCGGGGCCATCTGCGCCATCTGGATGACGGCTTGGTACTGGACAACCCGCTGGCTCATGGTGGCTGCGTTGGGATCGCTGACAGGAATAATGTCCACATCGTCGTAGTCCGAACGCTTTGCCTTGGAGGAGCCTACATCTGGCTCGTAGGTGTAATCCGGGTCTGTGTAGTCCGCGATGATCCGCGCCAGCAGTTTTAACTCTTGCTTGAACGCAAAGTGCACCCGAGCCTGAACCGCCGTCATCACCTTTAGCTGGCGCTCCAGCAGCGCGAGGGTCGTACCCACCGGAGCTTGCCCGGACATGTCGCTGACCTTCAGATCAGCCGTGGCAGCAAAGCGCCTGCCCTCTTCTACGATGTTGCCCAGCAGGGCCATCAGTACCTGACTCGGTTCCTTGTACGGGAGGGGCAGGATGTTGTCCCGCATCACCCCAGAGCCAATGTCTACGTCCCGCCACTCTCCGGGGGCAATCGGCGTGTCATCACCCTTAATGCGAAGCCCTCGGGTCTTGAGTCCACCGGGGAGGTTGGAAAGTGTTCCCGCGTCCACAAGCTGTCGCATAATACTGGTAGCCGACTTTGCGAACCCCCCAATAAGGTGGAACAGCCCGAACCCGTACGCTCCGAATCCCGGAATGTATTGGTAGTGAACAAAATGCTGTCGCTTGAGTCTAAGGTCGTCATCTTCTTCCCAGTTGCGGCGAATTGCCAAAACCTCATTGGTTCCCTTAATCAGGGTGACCACATAGGGGAGCATGATGCCCGTTTCTTCCCCTTCTTTGTCGGTATCCTCAAACCCCTTTAGGTTGAGGTCAACATGCGCTTCGTACAGCGTGAACCTGTCGTCGTTGATATCGCTGAAGCCTGTCTCTTTGTTCTTAGCCTTCTCAATGTCCGTCGTGTCCTTGGTCGGATCACCCAAATCACATTCCCGATAAAACCCCGCCGATTGCAGCTTGATTATCTCGTTCTTGGTCTTGTGCATCACATGGGTAACACGGTAGCAAGACTGAATATCAGACGCTCCATACGGCAGGATGATGTCCTCTGCGGGTATGAACACAGATACTTGCCGCCCCAGACTGGGGTCGTAGTACACCTTCTTGAACGCTGACCCTGTAGCAGGCAGGCTCCACAGCATCCTCTCATGCTCGGCCCGAAACTCCACCATCTTCTCTGTTAGCTGGTAGTTCATGTCCTCTTCAACACGAATTGCAGACTGCTTCTTCTCTGGGGTTTCCTTGCCGATGATTTTGGTACGGACTGGCCCTTGGGCAGGGAATGTCTCCGTTATGGTCTCGCTCTGAAACCTGACAACCGCCTCGGTAATCATCGGGTGAAACACCCCGCAGGCTCCGTTCCACGGCTCCGTGCGCTCTTCGTACTGAAGCCCCAGCAACTTCAGCCCTTCCGTGTATGCTTTCTCCCAATCCTTGCGCCCCGCCTTGTCATTGTCAATCTCGGACACCAGATCAGACGACATGGACTGCATAGCCGACTCATCCATCGAATCGGCAAGGTTCTCGTCAAATCCCCCCTCGTCACCCTCCCCCGGCACAATCTCAAGCTCCATGCCGCCAATGCCGATTTTGATTGCCTCTGGGTCAACAACCTCAATCTCAATGGCCGACTCATCGGCAGCAGCGTCATCTATGCCCTCTGGCGCTTGGTACAGGGCTTTATCAACATTGGTTGCCATTGGGTGTCTTTCTGAGAGTCGCACGGTTCGTGCGGGGGTCATATTTAATTGCCGTTGGTTTTTTGCCCGTGCGCTTGCTTTCACGGTCAACGGCGCGTTCTTCGGCGGTCATGGCATCGCGTGCCTTACCTGCTTTGGTTAGCTCACCCTTGGTGTTAACGTCGCCGCGCCCTTTAAGGATAGTCATGGCAGACTTGCGCGAACCCACCTGCGCGGCTAGCCTATCTATAAGCTGGTGCTTACCCATGAATTTTTGTGTTGCCATATCAGTAGTACGTATTTTTACGTGGGAAGGAATACACATCGTCCTTGTAATCACTGTCTAAGCTGATAAACCCACCGTTTCTAAACCGATGTAGAGCCATGCTCGTACAGTCCACCATGTCATCGTGGTCAGAGGCTGGGAACGCCGCTACTTGCTCAACTACTTCTTCTGCCCAGCGCCTACCCGCAGGATACCAGACCATACCCGATCTGAAAATATCCGCAACTGCATTCAACCTCGCTACCTTGTCACCCGTCCCCCGGTGGGGTGTGAACTCTGCCACGGGTATGCCCATGCGCCGCAATTCTTGGAACAGAGGCGTGCCGTTGGATTTCTTCTCCACGATGAACGCATCCGGCTCCCAGTCTCTATACTCCTCTAGTGCCATGTCCTTAAGCTCAGGGAACTCCACGCGCTTATTTATGGCGTTCATCAGAATAATGTTAGCCTTGCCGCCCGTACGCCGCTCATCTGTGAACACGCCCCATGTCAGCAACGCTGTAAAGTCAGCGCGGTTGTTCTTCTCCGCTGCCGCATCTAGCGTCATTATGACAAACTCTAGCTCCGGTGGGTCATCTTCCTCCCACATTTTCCACCACTCACGCTTAATAATCGCGCCCTCTTCCGAGGTGGGGGACTGCTGATACTGGGCATTCCACTGGAACGCAGGCATCGACGCCTTGGTTCTACGCAGTGCATCAAGGTCAAAAAACTCAGGCCATAGCGCCTTTTCCTGATCGGAATTCTCGTTAAATATCGCCGGGAATTCAAAAAACTCGTACTGATCCGACTCCTCGTTGCGAACCATATCCTTAGCCATCATGCCAATCAGGTCGCCGGGATGCCACCTTGTATGCACAATCGCTACCCGTCCTCCGGGCATCAGCCGTGTCCGCGCCCCGAAGGTAAACCATTCGTAGGCTTTCTGGAACACCTCATAGTTACCGTTCAGGATGTCCTGTTCAGAGAACGGATCGTCTACGATCAAAAAGTCAGCGCCCCGTCCTGCAAGGGCAGACCCCACACCGCAGGCAAAATATTCCCCACCCACCGCCGTGTTCCATCGCCCCGCACTCTTACTATCCGCTGCAAGAGACACGGTAGGGAAAATCTCCTTGTACAACGCTTGGTCAACCAGATTCCTAACCTTGCGCCCGAAGTCCACCGCCAGATCGGTGGTGTGCGACACCATCAGCACTTTCTTATCAGGGAAGTTACCGAGGAACCATGCAGGGAAGTAAACCGATACAAGGAAGGACTTGCCGTGCCGTGGCGGTATGGATACTGCAATCCGATCTTTGCGGTTAAACGCCATATCCTCCAGCAGCTTTGCCAATCTGCGGTGGTGCCTTCCAACCTTGTAATCCGGGTTCATCCGTATGCAAAACTCTAGCAGGCTATCCCGTGCCAGCCGCGCTGCTTCACGCCGTTCCAATTCTGCAAGGGTGTCGTCGAACAACTCCAACTCTATCGAATCCATCTTGGCTAGGTCTAGCTCAAGAAGTTCTGCAAGGGAGAAGTTAGAGAAGTCAATCATTCGTAGCGGGTACTAACTTAGGGGTCTGAAGTACGTCTGCGGTGTTCTCTTGCAGCGTTTTGGTTTTTGGCTCTACATCCTCTATGGCCTCGCTCCTGCTACGCAACTCCAGCAGTTTTGCGATGCGCCCTTTAACCGACGCCTCTAACTCCAGCGTGGTCTTATGCTTCACCGTAATTTCACTACGCTCAACAAACAGCCCAACATCCCCGACCTTACCTAGCAACTCAAGCGCCCTCATCCGTATCTTTGCGTCAGGGTTGGTTGTTTCTTCAATCAACTTATTGGTAACGTATGTCCTGATCTGCACAGCCGACTTGACCACCACCTGATCGTACTCGCTCAATATAGAACGCAGGTGCATGGCTGATGCGCTAGTCATCACAAGTTCAGTCTTTGCAATGGGGGCCGCGATATCCTTGGATGCCTGTATCGACTCATTGAACGCTGCACGGGCAATGACCTTATCCAACTCCGTTGGCTCTACAGATACACCGAAGGCTTCCATAAACTCTGCGGTCTTAAACAGAGCTTCAGCCTTAGCGTGTAGAGACACCGTAGCCTCCCTACCCTCGGGAATTGGCACAGTTAACTCTGGCGTACATGTCAGCATGGGCAGGATGATACTACATGGGCCGTGTTCTGGAACATGGTTTCAACGGATTTTTTATAAAAAATTTTTAGGGGGTATGATTATTTTTGGTACGGGGGGTGTTCTGGAACGCGATGCGAGGCAAGATTGATCGGAACTAATGTAAGTTTGAGTGTAATACAGTGTTTAGCGCAGCCATGCGACGACGGCTCAAAGGGGTTGTGGGGGTACGGTGGGGTCGCCGTTGGAAACTGGTCGCCGCTGGCGGCGGTGCGGGTTTTTCCTACCGGTAGGAAACATCACTAGGTGTTGACAACGATACAGAACGTGCCATAATAGAGCTATCGGTTTAAGGGGCTACACGGTTCCACCGATTCATGGAGAAACAATCATGGCACAAGCAACAAAGACAGTGGACACAATTAGCGCTTTCAAGAGCATTGCAATGGCATGTGCCGCGCACGATGGCTCAGAGAATACCGTTCAAACCCATATTGCAGTATTAGTAGAAGGGGAGATTAAATTCGGTAAGAGTAAAAAAACGTGCCAGTATCGCGTCCAAATGAATGACGCATTCAAAGTGGCGTATCCGGGTAAGGCAGCAAAAACGTATTCCAATTACGTGACAGGCATCGTCGATGCGGTGAACAATGGTGTAAAGTTTTCGTTTTCCTCTAGCAAGGGTAAGGCCAAGGCCAAGGCTGATGCCGATAAAACGATTTTCCCGATTCTCGCCAAGTTGTTCGGGCACGCGGGTTTCCCGGAAACCATGCAAGCATTGCAGGAAGCATTTGAAAACGACGAAGGGGTTTTGACCGATATCATCGCCGACATGCTCAAGGCAGAAGGGTATGAAATAAAAGACTAATTTTCCTACTGGTAGGAAACCCTGAACCCACCTAGGTGGGTTTTTTCTCGCCCGGATTTTCCGGGCTTTTTTTCGTCCCGAGTTCCCGGGGCCTCTTTCCTACCGGTAGGAAATTTTCGGACGCTGGGAACTGGTAAAACTGGTAGCCGGGGTTTGGTAAGCTGCAACCATGCAAGACCGTGCAACCATGCAAGACCGTGCAACCATGCAAGACCGTGCAACCATGCAAGACCGTGCAACCATGCAAGACCGTACTGCACTATATGGCTAGGG